ATGGCCTCTTACAGCATCGAAAAGCGCACCCTTGCTAATGGCGAATCTCGTTACAAAGCCACTATTACTGTTAAACACAAAAGTAAAATTGCTAAACGCTTTTCAAAAACCCATAAGAAGAAATCGCTAGCTACAGCCTGGGCGAAGAATGAAGTCCGCACTATCGAAGAGGGTAGCTCTGTAGAGCGCTCCATACCTATAGGCCATCTGCTTGATATGTACATCGCCCACAAGGACTTGTGGGACAATACAGGCCGTTCTAAGCAAACTTTAATGAAGATGCTCAGGGATTGTGACATAGCCGACATCTACACAAATGAGCTGACCACTAAGGATCTCATCGAACACTGCCAAAACAGATGCGCCACAGGAACTAAACCATCTACCGTATACAGTGACATTTATTATCTACGCTCAGTGTTCAAAAAAGCTAAGCCCATATTCAACGTCGCGGCAAAACTAGACACATTTATAGAGGCTACGCCCATCCTTCATGAGATGAAGCTTATCGGTAAGTCAGAAAAACGAACTAGACGCCCTACTTCTTCAGAGATCGAGCTTTTGAAGGAAGCACTTAAGACTAGAGAGGCTCGGAGAGAAAACAAAATCCCTTACTCTGAATTGCTAGATTTCAGTATCCTAAGCTGTATGCGCATAGGAGAAGTATGCAATCTCCGCTGGGAAGACCTCAATGAAGAACAAATGACAATAATTGTTCGAGATCGCAAAGACCCACGAAAAAAAGTAGGTAATCATATGGTTGTCCCATTACTTGGCGGGGCCTTTCAAATTGTGATGAATCAAGAACGTAAAAGTGAGCTTATTTTCCCTTATAACCCTCGCTCAGTAGGCAGAGGGTTTGGTGAAGTATGCCAAAGGCTAGGAATTGATAATCTGCGGTATCACGACCTTAGGAGAGAGGGAGCAAGCCGCTTGTTTGAAAAAGGCTTTGCAATAGAAGAGGTAGCTCAGGTTACGGGGCATCGTAGCCTCAATACGCTTTGGCAGGTATATACACAGTTGTTTCCCCATAAGTTACATAATCGCAACTTTTAGGTGTAGTAACTCATACTCGATCTTACCCTTCCGCTTGGTAATTAAGGTACGACAGAATCGCTTAGTGATCACAGTCGGCCTGCCGATGTTGTAACTCAAAATTGGACAGCAATCATTTTCGAAAAACCGAACATTAGCAAATCATGGATAATTTCAGGTATGGCAAATAGTAAAACTGACGTGCTGGTCGTATCTGATTACGTGTCGAAACCTCTGCCTTTCGAAGACCGCACTCGCCTAGAGAAAAGCATCAAGGCCGCCACCCTTCTAGAGCAGATCGCACAATTTACTTATATAGAGGCTCGGGCTTGTTCAACACTTGGGATTTAACGTTGGCTACGCAACGCTTAATCCTTATTTGTTAGGCATTTTTTCTTAAAAGTTTAACTGTACGATCATTACCCTTTTCAGAAGAAAACGCATAAATGCAATCACCGTAAACATAACCCAGACATTCTGTTTCAAAACTACCTGAATCTGCTAATAATGATGATTTCGATTGGTCAATTGATTCTGATTTGTAACGACCTTTAAAAGTAGCCCCTGTAACTTTACCTTTTAGCGAAAACTTCATTCTCGTTCTTGATAGACCAGCAATTGATTCCCATACTATGGTTATTTCTTCACTACAGTTTGAAATGCTTTTTTCTTGCTCTTCTATGACCCACTTCCCGGCAAACTCTTCGAAGTTACCGAAATAGTGCTTTTCAGTATACTTGCGATAGTGCACTTGCTTGGTTGAAGCTTTTCGCTGTATATCTTGCCACTTTTCCGATTCTTCTTTCTTAGCTGTTTCGATCATAGACATAAGGCTGTAAACATTCTTATGGACATCTTCCATCGCTAGAGCCTCGTTTGCGACCCGCTCTGCTTCATCAATAAAACCAGCGTGCAGTAAAGCAAAACCTTGATTTGCCATAGCGAGAGTTTCACCAAGCTCCCGAGCTTTATTGTAGAATTCGATCGATTTATATTTACAACCACCATCTTTAGCCTGAACACCTAGATTGTTCCACGCGATAGACTTTTTCGGGCTAACATTAGTAAGAAGAACGTAGTTACTAATTGACAGCTCATCAACACCAGATTCACTTGCGTTATATGCCGATGTAAATACTTCATCCAAGTTTTCTGGGTCATTTTCAACTGATTTGTCTCGGCAATATGAACCAAGAACTTTATTACCCATATCTTCTTCAATGAGAGCTAAAGTAGAATAAAGCGATGCTTTAAGAGCACCTTTTTCTACTTGTTGTAATTGTGTCAGCAGTACTTTCTTTGCCTGATCTAAATCTCCATTTGCTCGATACGCTTGAGCTAATTTCTGGTATGAATTGACAGCTATATCCAACGACTCAAATTCTAGTGACTCTTTCGTCCAAAGATCAATATCCCTCGGATATTGTTTACTGTCATGGAAGCAAAAAGACAGCCAAGTTAAAGCTTCATATCGAAGCTCTTCCGTTGGCGCATGCTGTACGTGTTTTTCCAAATTTGGAATAGCACATCGGTCGTTAGCATCGTGGAATAGAAGATAAAAATAAACACTTTTGTCTTTATGAAGTTTACTTTGGTCTTTAGCGTGTAACTCATATTCTTTGAAAATCTCGTTGGCACTTTCAATGTCACCTTCTTCTAGCGCTGATTTCACATCAGAAAACCAATTAGTTACGCTATCTTTACTAACAGCGACTTCTACTTCTTGAGGCTTTTCATCGTTAGCTTGGGAGCCATCTTTTTCTTGAACTTCTTCATTCTTGCTTGGTGGCTCCGCATCCAAGCCTAGCTTTGATTCCCCGTTAGAATAATGGAACCCAGTAAGTCTTTTAATAAAGTCCGATAATGCTTCTTTGAAGACAATTATAACAACAATAAAAGCTAACCAAGCCATATTGTCTGATAGTAAGTTGGTCACTACAGATACCCAACTTGGTATTTCACTTACTTCTTCTTTCATTACTGTTCTCTATCATATTGAAATGCCTAACGCTTATTAGACGACAAATTGTCGTCTTTCATCTTTCGGCAACGCTATCATTTTCATACTAACCAAGCTAATAATCAAAAAGTTATGACACATGACGGCAAGTTAGGCTGCAAGATGTCGCCTAATGACGAGAATGAACAGTTATCAACTCAATCGAATAAGTTTTAGTAGGGAAAACGCACGCCCCCTAAAATGTGTAGAGTATTTATTCTAAGTATGACTTTGCTATTACTTCACTCATGTTAACTTGCCCAACTAAATTACTACCCAATTTCATAAATGACTGTTAATCAAAAAATCTTCTTAAATACCGGCGCTATCGCCTTGCCGATAATCTTAAAGTTTCGGCCGTTCTTGTGGTTTATCTCAAAGGATTCGTGTGCTGGATTGTCTGAGACAACGTTGTAGATCCCTTTCGGAATGTTCCACTTCAAACGCTTCACGTAAACTGCATCATCAATGCGGATCACGTATACACCATCTGTTACCGGATGTTGGAGCTCGCGAGTGTCGACTAGGAGGCGGTCTTTGTGGCTTAAGGTAGGCTCCATTGAATTGCCATCGACATAGATGATGGAGGCATTTGCTTGTGATAAGCCGAACTCGGCCAACAAGCTGGTAGGAATAATGAGCTGGTCGATTTGGTATTCACTATGCACTAGTGAACCCGCCCCAGCCGCGGCATGCACGTCAAAAACGAGTAGCTCACACCAGTCTTTCACTTCCGTCATCGGCATAACTTTAGAAACATTACTTGTTTCTTGAGCAATGTCTTCAGTAGACCCTTCAAGTACCAAGAGTAATTTAGCCTCTTCCGGGTTCGTGACGTACTTCTCAATTACCTGTCTTTTCACATCAGGATGAAAGTTAGAGATATGGTATTCAAGAGCCCGGCTTCCGCTAGCGGACCTTCTACTTAACCAATTGTTTCTTTTAGCTTTTTGGCTAACACCTGTTGCGGAGTTTGCCATCCCATCTAACCCGACTAGCTCAGTACTTAGATACCACTCTTTCATATAAACACTTTATAACAGTTGACAAACACAACATGCGCCACAATGCTCTTCTGAAGTAACACAGTCCCAGCTGTGATCTTGAGAAACCTTATGCTTCCACTTAAAAGCGCTAAAAAGTTCTTTTGATACGACCTCTGCCATTTTGGCAATTTGAGCAGTTTCACTCATTAAGTTTGCTCTCTTTCTACTGTTAGTTCACATTGTTTCCCCTCGATAAATTGAGGAAAACCCAGATATTATTTATATCAATTAATAAAAAGGCGACCCGAAGGTCGCCTTTGCTTTTCTAAACCACCGTCTTCATGACGGTGGTGACTACTTTTCCTATCACCGCAAACTCGTTGAGTTTCTCCTCGTTCACGATGAATGAGTCATATTCTTCTTTGTTGTCAGATATGACTTCATAACCTTCTGCCATGATGTCGTATTTAAGACGTTTGATGTAAACATGTTTTCCAATACGAACCACATAAACACCGTGTTTAACTGGGTGTTCCAACTCTCGCGTATCAACCAATACTTCATCTCCGTCGCTAAGAGTATCCTCCATCGAATCACCATGACAGATAATGATTCGTGCAGTTTCTTCTGTAAGACCGAAGCGCTTGAGCCATATACAAGGCAGGAACTCTTTTCTTAGTTGATACTCAGTGTCATTTTGAGCACCAAAGCCACAAGAAGCGTAAACGTTATAAACAGGTACACCACACATCTCACCCATCTCAGAAGCAAGCTTTACTGACTTCACGTTAGATAGCTCTGTAACATTATCTTTGTCGTGTTCCTTGCGAAGGGGCTTCATTTGCTCAATAAATTCATCTATAGGCGTACCGTCAGGACTACTTGTTACAAACTTTTTTAGTTCAATCTCTAACGTTTCTTCAGTAAGCGTCGTGTGCTCCAATATCTCCGCAATTGAAGGCATTACTGGTTTTTTCGATGGTGGAGACAAGCCCATCAGTAACTGGGCTTCGTCATTATCTGTGACATATTTCTCGATCAGCTGTTTTTTTACATCTGGGTGGAAATTGGAAATATGGTACTCCAAAGCTCTGGTGCCCACCTTAGAACTACGCGCTAACCAATTGTTTCTTCTAGCTTTCTGAGCTACTCCAGATGAAGAGTTGGGCATAGCTTCGATGCCAACTAATTCAGTACTCAAAAACCACTCTTTCATAAAATCACCAAAAGAACAAATAAAAACACTAGACACACGAGCGTGAGAGTCGTAGCATAAGAACACTATAAAAACACAATAAACACACTTAAACTTCTATAAGCCTGAAAATTAACGAAGATAAAGTAAGAATAACTAACAACTATACCACGTCAGCAGTGTGGTGAAAACGAGGCTAAGTCTATGAATACCCAATATGCGCTACATGCCGTGTTTGGCTCACCAGTAGTCAAACTTTCTGAGATCTCTGAACAATTTTTTGGGATGAAATATGCCACTGCGAAAGCGAAAGTCAGTGCACATGAATTCCCTATCCCTGCCTTTAGGCTTCACGAGGAAACAGAAACCAACAAAGGAACAAAAGTACCACTGTTCGTTTCGATTGATGACTTGGCTAGCTATATCGATAAAAAGCAGGCCCAAGCAAAGCGCGAATGGGAACAAGTCTACGGCCCATCTCACTAATTTCTATTCACTTGCTACAGGGTAAGTATCTGATATGGAAGCCAACAACACAATGTGCAGCTATTTAGACGCTGCACAACACAAGTTTGATGAAGCCTGTGTGGCCTTTGCTGACAAACACAACATGTGCCACTTAGCTGATGAAATCGGCATTGAGCGCAATGTGATGCGAAACATGCTGAACCCAGAACAGCCAAGAGTGTTAAAGGTTCCTGTGTTGTTCGCTATCAGCAAAGCAACTGGTGACTACTCTATCCTTTCAGCCCTTCTTCGTGACCTCGATATAGCCGCGGCTCACATCCCTGTTGATGCAAGTGAATCTGAACAAGAGACGTTTTTGAAGCGTGTACTTGAGAACTCTGAATGCGCTGGAGATTTCTCACGTATGGCGTTGGAACATGCAGGTGATCAAATCCTTCCACGTTCAACCAGAAACAAAATCATCAACCAAGCACAAAAAGGCATTAGCAATTTGGTGCTTCTAATCAATGACCTAGAAAACCGCACTGGCAGCGTCCAACCATTCTTCGCAATGGGCGTGGACTTAATAGCAAACGGGGCGGCTTTACCGGGTCTTTCTTAACTTTCTACAGGGGTGTAGTAATGGAACACTGTCAATATACTCACAAGTATTTGTTCAAAAAATCATTTGAGCAAATCTCAAAACGCTTTACGAATAGCGATCGCCAGCAACAAGAAGATCGATTAATACACTTGGATGCTATAGCTAAAAAGCAAACACCTATCACAACACACCGCCCTCAAGTGGTAGTTCTCGCTGATATCAAAGAATCAATGAAGGGAGACCGCGCCCGTTTGTTCTTTGCCCACTCATTTGTTAGCTGGTATCGCTCAGGTTCAACAAACCGTATTTCCCAACTCCACCATTGGTCAGAGTTGGACATGTATAACCGTCATCTTTTTATAGAGATGTTAGCTCTACGTGATCTAGGTCGCTGGGATGATGAAGAATTGTTTCAGTTTGAACAGTACTGCTTAGACGTGATCGGGGGTTAGGCATGAGCAATGTAATTACTGTCTTTCGTCATCAGCTTGAACACGGCCTACGTCATGAAGGTTTTACTACTCGCAAGATTGAGCAGTTCGTGCGCATCTTCAATGCTGTTGAATCTAGCCAAGGCGACATGCTTGAACTGGATTCGACACGCGCAATGCTTGTAAACGTAAATGGTACTGAGCAAGGCTTAAGCCTTTCTGACTTCATTACGGCTTGGTGGATTTATTGGGTTGTCGTTTTTAATCAGTCAACCGATGCCGCAACTCACCATCAAGCGCTAGGCGCTATTCGTGCCCTCTTCTTTGTTTCTGCCAGCGTCCGTGACACAAGCCAAAAAGCCACTATGCAGATGTGGTGGCGCGACTGTGAGCCTATTCATGGTTACCCAACGTTGGAGGCTGGCTAATGGAATATTTTGCCCTTCGATTATTTGGCGGTGGTGCGATGAAGCGCCACGCCAAGACATTTGAACCTGAAGTGACCAAGTTAGGTGATTTTGAAAGCCTTGACGATGCCGTCAAACAAGCTTGCACGCAACTGGATTGTAACCACTTGCTACGTGGTGTTTTGAGCCAAGGTGAAGGCTTAGGCGGTTACATGGTCGTAGATGCGCAGGAGCTAACAGCGGTATGAGCAAGATTCTTCAGACAAACCAAATTTCTACTTTCAACGTTAGTTCAGCTTTGTGAGGCCAATTATGACTATGCAAGTTTACTCCGACCCATGCCATTTACCGTGCCCTGATTTACCGCACCACTCTTTAACCAAAGAAGATAAACAGCGAGGTTTATCGTTCTTAAAGCGAACAAAGCAAGAGTTATGCGATAAACAGTTAGCACCGCTACGTGAACAGATGACCGCTCTCATGGAGCAAGGTAGAGCAAGTAAGAACGAAACTGAACAACGCCGTATCGGTTACGAAATTGAGAAGCTCAAGTCACAAGCACAACGCATTCAAGATCGCTGGTCTTAACCTGTAGTGACTTTTCATCAAGTGAACAGCTTTACCGAACCAACCGAAATCGAACTTTATGACTCCCCTTGGCAAGCTCCTTTGGCACCCGTTGAAGAAGCTTGCTTTGCTAGTCGTTTCAGCTCGAATACTGAAGAGCCCGAAGATTTAACCGTCCTTGAACGTCAGATGTTTGAGGTGAACCCTCGCGATCATGAATGGCGTAAAAAGTTCTTTGCCAATACTCCTGACTACTTAGCAAAGTATTTCGCTAAGCGATATGTTTCTCTCATTAATAAGGGCGATAGCAAAGCGGCTAATACCTTTCTGAGAGAGAAGATGGAGCCAGCTCGAAAGCGTGTCGCGCTCGTAATGAAATCTTACCAATCTCTACCAACTACCCACAAAGTAACCTTGCTGTCTAAAGAGCATTGCGATGAAGACCCGTTTCATCCCGTGTTTTTTACAGAGCATGGTTTGCCTGAGCAATTTAAAAAAAAGCAGATGACCTTCGACTTTGATAAAGCCGAAAAGAACCACAAACCCGTTAAGAATCGTATTTTGGCAGAGCTTGAACTTGATGAACTCAAGGAAATGGCTTTCACGATGACGAAGATTATTGATAGCTATTGGGGAATGACGGCTGAGCGCAATGCTTTTGATAGCGAGGGTAAAAACGAACGAGAAATAGAACACCTGACCAATAAGGTGATCGTAATAGCTTATGAGCAGGTCGCTATTTTTGTTCGTGATCACTTCGGCATTAAACCACCTCGTACATACAAAAAGCAAACGCCTGACTCTGCTGCTTCAGATATCTCCCGAATGACTGATGAGAAGTGGTGGTACGGTCGTTTGGTTCGCTCTCGTAAGATTATGCGCGAACACTTGGCAATCGCTATGGGCCAAGTATCAAATAAAGCCTCACCATACAGCTCATGGGATTGCGTTCGTGAGCATCAAACCCAACAGAAAGCAAACTACAACTACATCAAGCAAAACGTTCTGACTGATGATGAGTCGGGTGAAGAGTTCGACTTGTGGGACATATTCAAGAAGAGTAATGCTAACCCTGCAATACGTCGACATGAGCTAATGGCTCGTTGCCGTGGCTGTGAAGATATTGGCAATGAACTTGGCCTTCAAGGGTTGTTTCTTACCCTTACAACACCCTCTTCTTATCACAACCATTATAAGCGCGGTGGCTTCGTTGTTCATTGGAATGGCGCAAGCCCTCGTGATGCTCAAAGCTATCTCAATAATGTTTGGCAACGCATTCGTTCTAAGTTGGGCCGTGAGGGTGTTCGTTGGTTTGGTGTTCGTGTTGCGGAGCCTCACCATGATGGAACGCCACACTGGCATTTGCTGATCTGGGTAAAACCTGAAGAGGTTTCTCAAGTTCGCCATATCTTTATTGATTACGCGACTAAAGAAGATCGTGAAGAACTGCACCCAAGCTTTGATCGAAAAGAACAGCGAGCAGCCAAGAAAGAAAAGATTCAAGGCCCGATGAACTATCAGCCTCGTTGTGACTTTGGTTACATCGACCCAGAAAAGGGCACCGCTACGGGCTACATCGCTAAATACATTTCAAAGAACATTGATGGTTTTGCTATGGATGACCTTGTTTCTGACGAAACAGGTAAATCCGTCAAAGACATGGCAAAGAATGTCGGTGCTTGGAAAAGTCGCTGGGCTATTCGTCAATTTCAATTCTTCGGTGGTGCGCCTGTTACTACCTATCGTGAGCTTCGCCGCTTTGCGAACCATGACCGCACTAGTTTCCAAAATTACTTGTCTCAGCTTAGCCGTGAAGAGCTAATCGCTATTTATGAAGAGATGGACGTAAAAGTGAGCCGTAAGTTTGTTGGCCCTGCAATTCCGGTAGAGCTCCTACGTGCTAAGTCTCGCTTTGATAGCGTCTACGTGAAGCTTCTGCTTGGCGCAGCTTATCAACCAGATATCGAGCACCCTATCACGACGGTTAGTGACGTCATGAAAGCGGCTGATACAGGCAACTGGCATGGTTACATCATGGGGCAAGGTGGTCCATTTGTTAAACGTCAGGAACTACTGATTACTAACTCTTACGAGGTTATGCCTTTCGCGTCTCCGCACGGTGAAGCCGTTCGTAAGCTTGATGGGTTTGATGTTACTGGCAAGTTTTTCAAAACAAGAATCAAGACCTACACCATTTCAGCCAAGGCTGAGCCAGAGATGAAAAAGCAGGTTGACTATGAGTTCGACAAACCAAGTGAGACCCCTTCGACTTGGAAATTCAAGAAGCGCATCGTGTCGTTTGTTGAGGTGACTAAGGCGGACGCTAGCGCCAAAGGGAGCGAAGCGACCGCAATTGGCAGCTCTGCTGCCTCTCGGAGTTCTGTCAATAACTGTACGGAACCCGACAGAGGTTCAAAACAGGTGCGGGAGTTAAGCCCAGATATTGAATACGAAATTAAGCGATTAATTGAGGAATACGACCTCAGCGAAAGCTTTAGATCTGACCTAATCAGAGGTCGCGTTATTCAACTAAGTAAAGAGAAGAGCATAAAACTCAGGTTCGGAGCCACAGAGCGACAACCTGATCACCTTGTTTACCAACATAAACAGCAAATCGACTTGAGTTGGCTTGATGAAGATAAGCCAGAGGGTGTGATTTTGTCTGATGACGATGATGATTACGTTCAACCAAACCTTTCATGCTTCGGGATGCATCAACCTGCATCTAAATCGTGGGCTGATTACACGGATTTGATTGATGAAGAGTGGCCGCTAGTTGAAGGAGAAAGAGGATGGAACAAATAATTGGTTGGTTAAGTATTTGGGCGCTTGTTGGTTCCTTTGTAGGACCTTGGCTTCCCAAATCAACGACAGTGGAAATGGCGATTCGAGATCGCACCTATACTCGAAAAATATTACTGGATGGGGTTTGGGTTAGGCGTGGGGTTCTTTAGCGGCGAAATCGTTGTGTCTGGAATCCAAGTGATCATACGAGACGCCCTATCGCTGCTAGGTTAATTTAAATTGATTAGAAATAACGTTCATTACTTAGGGGTGGGTATTGAACAAGTTCATTACGTTAAAGGAGACACTAGATGTTAATGCCATGCCCTAAATGCGGATGCAAAACTAGAATTGTTACCTCTCAAGAAATGACAAACGAGACGCGAAAAGCCTACTGGCAATGTCTTAACTTCAATTGTGGGGTAAGGTTCAGCACTCTAACTTCAGTTGAAGGAATTGTTGATACGGTTGGCCTTCCACCTGACCCGAAGCTACAACCGGAACTTTGCAAAGGTGACCTAAACCAAATGGACATTTTTGCTATGGAACAACCCAGCGCATAAATAGGAAGTCTAGACTTCGGGAAAATTAAACAAAATGAACCTTATTCCAACAAAACGACTCAACGCTTTATTAGAAATCTTACCTAAACGTGAGATGCCGGAGAAAACACGAGAGGCCGTAAAGCTCGTGTTTGACTCCGGTTATTCTTATGAACTCGCTTCACTGAAAACAGGCGTATCTAGCAAGCGAATCTCTCTAGCAGCACGCAAACTTAACCAAATGGATGCAGTTTTGCTGGCTGCATACCGCCTATAAAAATCTAAGGATCGCATTTTCACTAAAAGTGAACAAAAACGATCTAAGACGATCTCTCGATTAGCAATCTAAAACTCGAACCGATGTAGTTCCCACAAGGCTTGTGCTCAAATAAACATACCGAAATGAAACGCGCTCTCAGGATCGCAAAATTACAGTGTGGAATTTTGGTGTGGAGGGAGGGGTGAGTCCGAACGAGCGCTGAGCGCCCTAGCCCACTCCAAAATTTCCAATCGCTGCCTATTTCCTTTTTATTCTTCTATTGATGGGTTTTCTCATGTGGGAACGACAACACGAGCACGCTAGATGGAATGGACTGAAGCTCAATATCCTGTCTACCTCCTTTGATGGGGGTAAGCGTCTGCAAGTAAGTGAAATTCCCTACGCTGACCTACCACACATAAAAGTTATGGGCACTAAAGCCCGAGCCTTTTCCTTTGAAGTGGTGTTCGTGGGTTCGAGTTCGCTTGCTGATGCGAATGCACTCATTGATAACCTTGAAGCGAACCCACAAGGAGAGCTTGAGCACCCTTGGTTAGGTGAACTACCGCTAATCTTTGAAGATCATTCTCTCAGCTTCAGTACAAAGAAAGGGTTAGTAGCATTAAGTCTTAAGTTCTTGCGCTCTGGTACTTCACCAACCATCACTGCACAGACAACAGTGCACACCAAAGCACAAGCTGGCATTGTGGAAGGACTGTCAAAGACGTCATTTATTGAAGAAGTTGAAGAGCTAGACGTTGCACAAATCAACCAAGTACAAAGCGATGCAACTCGTACTCTCAATGTACTGGTTGATATTACTAACCGTCTCAATCTAGCCGATGATTCGCTTCAAGATATTAATCTTGCCATAAATGAGGCATTTTCCGCCGTTAGCAGCTTGAGCACCAACCCAGCTGAATTCGCCGATCGGTTTGCTCATGCTGTTGATACCGTGTCGGAAGGGGTTCAGTCAGAGCCATCTTCCGAAAGTGAAGCCGTTGATAAGTCGCGTATTGCACAAGCGTTAATGCTTAGTGAAGTGAAGAGGGGTAGCTCAACCAAACACCATAACGTGCAGCTGGTGACGGGCGCGGTGAAGATGAGTAAAGACATTACTGATCTTGAAACCAATGAGCAATTTGATATCACCCTAGCCCAGAAGCAACCTGAGATTATTAAAAGTGATCTCTCAACGTTAATTATCAACGTTGATGACCGCATCAAGGAAACCACTCAAGTCTCCACACAGGAAAGCATCGAACTCTATGACGCCCTAACCTCGCTAAAAAGCAATGTGCAAACTCAGCTCGACAAAGTCACAGAGGGAACCAAGGCACACAGAACCGTGCTGTCACCTCACTTTAAGTCAGCGCTAACCATTGCCCATGACGAGTACACCAATGAGAACGTGATTACAAAAATGAATGCACTTCAGCACCCTTTGTTTATCCGTGGTGATATCGCGGTAAGGGATGGACGATGAATCAACTGACCATGCACATTGATGGAAAGCCGCATACTTTCTACCAAGCGAACTTAAACTACTCAACTGAGCAACTGGCGCACACCTTTAGTTGCTCAATTGAACCCATGAACATTGATCGCCCGCTGTCGGTGGAGTTCTTCCTCAACAACCAATCCATCTTAATAGGCCAGATCGATGAAGTTGAAAGCCAGACAGGCGCGAGCGATTTCACTATGCCAATAACAGGCCGCTCCAAGAGCGCCAACATGATTGACTCACGCATCACAATGGATGCGATCTACAACCTGAACGTTGAAGAGCTGCTGAGAAAGCTGGCGAAGCCATTTGGTTTAAGCGTAAATAGCCGCATTAAGGGCATGCCTAAAATTGAAGAATTTCAGATTAACGCCGAGTCCCCAGTTGAAAATGTCGCTCAGCTTATCCGTGAACAAGGCTACATGCTCATCGAGAGAAATGGTGTGTTGACCATTGAAAACACAGCGCATGCAACAATTAACAATGTGGGTCTTGAAACCGGCAATAACTTAGATAGCTTGAAGATAAAACGGGCCTTCAATAAGCAATTTCACACCATTGACGTGCAAGGTCAGTGGGATGACGCCAGCGCCCAAATTACCAACCCTGATATTGAACGATCACGTACGTTGGTGATCACTTGTGACCAACTGCAAAGCAGCGCGGCGTGTTTATCTCGCGCCAACTACGAACGCAAATTATCCATAGCAGAAAGCTTAACGGCCTCCTCCTGGGTTGCGGATATCTTTCCTCAACTTGCGATTGATGGACTCAACCGAGTGATTCGGGTCATCGACAAAGACCAAAATTTTAGTGAAATGCTCGTGATTAAGTCACTTGGCCTCTCAGTGTCCGAAAGCTCAGCAAGCACTTCAATAGAGTTAGCCAGACCGTTTAGGGAGCAAAGCCATGTCTAACAGTCAGCGTCAGCAACAACAGCGATTAATGGCTCGCATCAAGAACGTGATCGGAACAGGCACGGTAACCGGTGCGACTACGGGCATGCTGCAAATCAGAACCGCAACAGGCCGCACCAATGACCGAATTAAACGCGTCCACAATTACGGCTTTATGAGCCGACCATTGCCCGAGGCCAAAGCATACAACCTATTCATCGGCGGTGTGATGGCGCGTGGCATTACCGTCAATGTGGAAGATGAACGCTATCAAATCGACTTAAAGCCCGGTGAGGTGGCCATGCTCGATGACAAAGGCAATTTAATTCATCAAACCGAAGAAGGAATAAAGGTCTATGCCACCCAAGGCAAGGTGGATGTAATCGCCGCGAATGAGGTCTCTATCAAGGCGCCACTGGTCAAGGTTATCGCTGACAAAACCACGTTTTCCAATGACGTTGAGATCGGCGGCAACCTGAGTGTGGCCAAGAATACCAACGTTATCGGATCAGTCGGCGGTAGGTCAGGCACGTTCGGCGGCGTCAAGGTCGAGACGCACGACCACAATTATGAAGACAACAGCGCAATCAAAACGACACGGGAGCCTAACAAAGAATGAGCCATTTTAAATTGAACGCGGTGACCGAGTCAGTGGATTCCAGACAAGGCATGACTCACGCGGTCCTGCAAAGCGTCTACAACTACGCCGAGTCAACCCAAAATGACCGCGCACGAATGGGCAGCAATGAGCGCGGTGGAACTTGGAGTCATGAACTTATTGAGATTGTCGGATCTCGTGACTGGACACTAAAACGCGCCAAATTAACCGACGAAACCTTACGGTTTGCTCAGCGTTTTTATGAAGAAGCACTCTTATGGTTAATTCGAGACGGTCACGCCAAAACCATTGAGGTCACCGTTTGGAGAGAGAAACCGAACCGAATGGGCCGAAATGTCATGATTACTCTGACGGACGGCTCAACATTTGATGTTCCACTATCGAAGGTAGATAAATGAGTACACAGGTCAGTCTTCAAAGCTTAATTGAACGAGCAAAAGCAACCTTGATTGCAGAAACAGGCCAAAACAGTCCAGCTGTTCACGCAATAGCATCGGCTATCGCAGGCGTCAGCTATGGGCAATATGGCTATCAAGATTTACTTTTCAGACAACTGCACCCTGAAACCTGCTCGGAAGCGTGGCTGTACCTGCATGCCAATCGCCACAATGCACCACGTTTACTGCCAACCTTTGCGAAAGGCACAGTGCAGTTTAACGAGTTAGATGGAACCGTAGTGATCGCCAAAGGCACTCGCTTAACTCATGGTGATAAAGAGTATGAAACCACTAAAGAGCAATACAGTAACGTCACCATAGATGTCATTGCGCTTGACTCGGGCGCCGCAAACAACTTGCCAAACAATGCAAAACTCACGCTCACTGAGGGGTTAAGCGGTATCGACCCTAACAACATCCTATCGCTTGGTATTGAAGGTGGTGCCGATATCGAAGAGTTAGAGCACTGGCGAGCGCGAGTGATTGTGGCATTCGAGAAAAACGAGCTGATCGGCAAGTCAGAAGATTACGAAGTGTGGGCCGTATCGGCTCACTCTTATGTTGATTTTGCTTGGGCACTCGATAACACGCCAGAGCGCGGCATGGTAGAGGTCTACATTGGCACACGTGAGAACGACCCAACTCTCAGCGGAGAAGTGGTCAGCCTCGTGCAAGAAACCTTTGAAGCTAACCGGCTGGCTGGTTGTCATCCGTTTGCACACCTTCCAGAAAAAGCATCACTCGCGATAGAGATTCAAGGCATCGAAGACCAAGCAATCCGTGATGATGTGGTCACGGCCCTTGAACACTTTGTGAAAGGGAAAATGGGCAAGATAGACCCGGAAACCAAAAAGCCTGAATCCATCACCAACACCGAAATCGTGTTAGTGATTTCAACCGTGACCAATAACTTCATTGTCAAAGCGCCGGTCGGTGAAGTTGCTATCGCCAACAACCAGATCCATGTATTAGGAGCCGTCGTATGGACACCTCCGACTTAATCATTGAATACAGCGAAGGGGATTTTGCTGATGCGTATCGTGAGTTACTTCCTAAAGGCGAATACTGGCAAGACACCGAAAACGCAGAGCTGGCCAATACCATTAACGGCATAGCGAAAGACTTTAAGAAAACCCATGACGATATTGAATTATCGCTATTAACGGAGTTTGAAGAGAAAGGATTTGGGTGGAAGATTTCCGACTACCAAGGTCTTCTTAACACCGTTGCAAGCCCACAAAGTGGACGAGTTTTTGATGAAGTCACTACGCCTAACCTTATCTATGCCAGTTTATATGATTCATTTCGTCAGTTTAGCCTTAAAACTTGGCAAGCCTTTGAAAAGTATCGCCTACCACATACTGAGATCGCTTGGATTTACCATTCATCACTCGATGTTAATCATCAAATATCGAACAGTCGACATATTAGAAACCTGCATAAATACGAGGTGACACAATGAGCTTATTGATTACTGATGCGGGGATCGCAGCCTCTATGCGGGCGGGCGATCTAGGTATTAGTTATAAAATTTCAGAAATCAGTATCGGCACAGAAGGATATAACCCAACCGCCGATCAAACAGAACTGCGCAATGAGGTACAACGTAAAGCCATCACCCATGGCGAACAGGTTGGTTTGTCACAGCTGCATTTTGAAACTCTCTGGGATGGAGAGGAAGAATTTCAAGGAAAAGAGATCGGGTATTGGCTAGACGACGGTACGCTATTCGCTGTCGACAGTCGTAATGGTGACGTCATCACATACAAAAACAAAAACACGGTAGTGACAGAAGCCTGTGAGCTAAACCTATCAGCGTCGACGATAAAAAACATTACCGTTAAGCTGATTGGCACACCTACTGCAACCGAAGAACGAGCAGGGATTGCCAAAATTGCGACAGTAAAACAAATCGATGAAGGGAAGGAAGATTATGCTTTCTTGACGGTGAAAAAGCTCGTCTATTCGTTAGGGGTTCCTCACATAATCGACAAACTGGTTAGCAATCTTTGGTTAAAGTTGGCAGCAAAAATATTCCCCGTTGGCGCTGCGATCCCTTGGTTTACGAATGTTGCCCCCAACGGCTTTGCCATTATGAAGAATCAAGCCTTCGACACCCAACTTTATCCTGAGTTAGCCAAAGTATGGCCTTCAGGCGTGATACCCGATATGCGTGGCTGCGGTGTCATCGGAAAAGAAGATAATGAGCGCATTGGTATTTTTGAGGAAGGTCAGGTCAAAGAGCATGGACACCCAAATTCAACCGCTTCATCGACAAACTTGGGTTCTAAAAACACTAACACGAACGGCAACCACAGACACTACTCAGGTATAGGGAAATTTGGCGGGGGTTCACGTCGTTACCAAACCGACACCAACCCTTCAAGTGGTCTCATTTATACCGATGCGGCAGGTAATCACAATCACTCCGTAAACATCGGTTCACACGTGCATACTGTTGCCATTGCTCTGTTTGGAGCCGCCAAGAACACGATTAATCACCGTAAAGTCAACTGGATTGTAAGGATGGCCTAATGACTCACTTTTTCAAAAAATCGCAAATTATCAACGTATCCCGAATGACTAGTGATGGTTGGTGGTTAGAGAATGCCCAAGAGCATGTGTCAAAAGGGACCGCGTTGGGGCAGGACTTCACCCAAACCCTCTACACACCATCGAATGACAACATGATTGCGCGTTATGACCGAGAGCATGACTTATGGTCGGATGAAGTTGAAAATATGACATGGAAGCCATACTGGAATCATCACGGCCAACGTTCTGTCATTGGGTCGCCTGATGGTAATTACCCAGACTGGGCAATTAAAGACGCACCACCTGAATATGATAAAGAGACTCAGACTGTCCTTCACACCAATGAAGGCGGCTGGCAGATTTACGAAATCTTAATAGGGACACCATTTTACGATCAATGGGGGGGTGAGCTTTTGGTCTCAGACTACAACTTTTCACTACCTGAAGGGCACACATGGAAAAAGCCGCCCGAGAAAAAAGAAGGTTACGCAGCAAAACTCATTGATAACCAATGGCAACAAATCATCGATAATCGCGAAAAAATGGCCTTTGCAAAAGATCCCAACAATGCAGAACTCAGTGACTATCTGGTCGAAGAGTTAGGGGCATTACCAATGACTCACACCCTCTTAGAACGAGCGCCTTTTAGCTCTTGGGTGAGTGAAGATATCGGTTGGGCCTATGACATTGAGTGTCATAGACCTATCAAGGAAAAAGAAGAGAAACAGTGGCGTGATAGAGCGTTAAAAGAAGTGCTCAATCGCATCGACCAATACGAAAAAGACCAACAGTACCCAGAAGCCCTGAGAACATCACCGATAAATTCAGACGCGGATCTATTAAAACTGATCGAAGATAGGAAAGTATTGAGTGATTACCCCGATACTGAACACTTTCCCTTTGGCGAGCGGCCAACCCTTTCGGGTTTAGCCAACTAACCCCCACACCCAGCCTCACCGCTGGGTGTGTGCTTTCTACCTTCCCAAACTTCTATATCTCTGCACTAGAAAGGCCATAAGTACCCTTTAAACCTCAGCTCGATACACTGTTTTTGTGGGGTACTAATCATTAGCTACGAGAGAAAAATCAATGAATCAAACAGAGGTAAAGGAGTTAGTTGTTTCTTTTCTAGATATAGCTGGCTTAAAGAAGATTCTAACATCTGTGAGTGCAACAATAATCAGCTTTGGGGTGAACGATCTCGCCCAGCTTATCGCCATCTCCGTCGGTATTGTTTCGGGCATCATGGCCATTCGCCACTATGCCGTTGCAACCAAGCTCAATCAAGCCAAGCTCAACAAGCTGACCTCACAAGAAGACGGCACGGTATGAGCTTAAAAACCAAAGCAATACAGGCCGCGGTATGCTCTGTTGCCTCCGTTCTTGCGATTGTCTTTACCATCGATTCAGAACTAACAACCAGTGAAAACGGCTTACGCCACGTTGCGAACCAAGAAGGCTGTCGCCTTAAGTCCTATCCATGCAGCGCCGATGTATGGACAGCCGGGCTAGGTCATACCCAAGGCGTCACGCAAGATACGGTACTCACTAAGCAGCAAGCCGCTGAGTTCTTCGTCGAAGACATCGCCGCCGCAGAACGAGTGGTCAACACACACATCACCCAAAAGCCAAGCCAAGGCGAATACGACATGATGGTCAGCTTCGTCTACAACCTTGGTGCAGGCAACTTTGTACGCTCGACGCTGCTGAAACAATTCAACCTTGGTGATCGCACTGGTGCTTGCAATGAATACCCGCGATGGGTGTTTGTGAATGGTAAAGATTGCCGACTCAAGCAAAGCAATTGTGCCGGTATTCCTAAACGCCGAAGCAAAGAACAAAGCATTTGTCTGAACGGCTGGCAAGGAGAGTAAACATGTTAAACCAATATCTCACTCTGTTTAAAGCGACGGGCTTTGCTGTTGTCCTTGCTGGTATTGCTTACCTTTCTTACGACTACGGTGTGAAGACTACCGAAGCGAAAGCCCTAAAAACGCAAAACGACCTGTGGGAACAAGTAGAACAAAAACAAGAAGAATCTTACTTTCTGGCTGTAGAGCTGGCAGAGCAGAAGCAAACCGCAGAAATACAGTATCGAACCATCGAGAAAGAGGTCATTAAATATGTTCAAAAGAACACTCATAAGCAGTGCGTTGTTAATGATCCTGACTGGCTGCGCATCCGCGCCCAATCCGTGCGAGCGCATAATCGAGCAATCAGTATTCAGCAACCCGCCACCGTCTCTGATGGTGCCACCAAAACCGCTACAAATTACCAGCGAGATGCCGAAGTCCTAGCCGAAGATGTCGCTAATCTGGAAACCTGTGCGGAAAACGCACAGCATTTGTTATCGCTACAGAGATGGATTACTAGTCAAATAAACCGATAGTTGAACTTTGCCCCATTGTTTGCTAGAGTCGCGTGACCAAGTAAGCTATGGTGAAGCAATTTGCCTTACTTTTTCTTGTACCTGCACTCTAACCATATGATCAAATTTACTCATCCATTACATTCTCCTATTTGTCAGAGAATAGTGTTCAGTATACGGATGTTGTAATCTCATTCATGAACTTACTTACCTCAGAGTTATTGAATGTCTAGAAGCCAGCGATTACTTGATTTACTTCAACTTTTACGTTGCCATAAATACCCAGTATCAGCCGAGCATCTATCCCAGAAGTTGTGTGTCAGTGTTCGCACCATCTATCGTGATATTTCAACCTTGCAATCCCAAGGTGCAGAAATTGAGGGAGAAGCAGGATTAGGCTATATTTTAAAGCCTAGTTTTACGTTGCCGCCGTTGATGTTTACAAAGGAAGAGCTTGAGGTACTTTTGTTAGGTGCTAACTGGGTTGCAAAACAAGCAAATGGTGAATTTAGCGATATCAGTAACAATGCGATTGCCAAGATCTCAGCCGTATTACCTAGGGATCATAGCATCAAACATGATGAAGATGTGATTCGAGTAGCCTCTATCATTGAAGTTCCTGAGTTAACAATAAACCTATCTAGTATTCGAGAGACGATTGAACAACGATACAAAACGACAATTGAATACGTAGATGGAAAGCAAAATACCAGTTCACGAGTGATATGGCCGATCCTTATTGGTTTATTCCAGCATCATTATGTTCTCGTCGCTTGGTGTGAAACACGAAAAGCATTTCGTAATTTTAGACTAGATCGAATATCAAAATGGTCTCCCTTAGCAGAGCCTTACCCTTCATCTCGGCAAGCGTTATTGAAAAAATGGCAACAAATAGAAGGAATTAATGAAAATGGAATTCGCTACTGACAAAAACTGTCACTAATATTGTTTATATTTACTTTCAGTAGCACGGTTACTTGCCTCTCAATGGACTGGTAACTCTTTTCAATCATTAAAACAAAGTATAGGTATCTTCATGACCAACTGGACTATCGAACGTCAAGAAAGCATACAAATCGACGATGTGATAATTTATTTTGATATTGTGGGAGATAGCAGCAAAGCTCCATTAGTGATGCTCCATGGCGGTGTCGGTAGTATTGAAGATTTTGATGTACTTACTCCTTCCCTATCACAAGACTATCAATTAATTAGAATTGATAGTCGCGGTCATGGTCGTTCTACGCTAGGCAGCAGCGAACTAACATATCAGCGCTTAGAGCAGGATGTTATTGCTGTGCTTAACTATTTGGGGATTAAAGAGACGGCAGTTCTTGGCTTCAGTGATGGTGGTGTCGTTGGCTATCGTTTGATGGCGTCAAACTCAGTAGTTATCAATAAGCTGATAACGATTGGCTCTGATTACAAATTGGAAGCGGATTCGACTATTTACAATATTTATTCGGGAGTGACAGGGCAGAGCTGGAGCGAGAAATTTCCAGATTCATATCGACTTTTTAACGAGCTAAACCCAGAGCCGAACTTTGATGCGTTCGTCGCTGAAATTGTTAGAATGTGGACGGATACAAGCTCATCAGGCTACCCCGAAAATACGATTGATCAAATTGATGGCAAGGTGCTGGTGATACGTGGTGATGAAGATTTCTTTTTCCCTCTTCCAGCAGCATTAGAGCTAGTTAATCGACTTAAAGACTCATCGTTTGCTAATGTCCCATTCGCTGGCCATGAGACACATAAGGATCAGCCAGAATTTGTTTGTAGTGTAATTAAACAGTTTTTACTCTAAGAACACACTAGGGCACGTAGTATATGTGTCCTAAATTTTTCTAGATTTCAGATAAAAGGAAGGCGCGTTACATCTACTAATCAGTCTCGTCAATTAAGCGCAATTCGAAACTATGATGCAAAGATTTTGATTACTTAGTAGCTGTTATTTTTGATGAAAACTTTGATGTCATAGAGGCTTTATTGGTACCCCATGAAGTCATCGGAAAGTACGAAGTGCTTGGTTTTGCCCTAGCAAAATTTATCCGAACGCGCGTCATTCATCTGAAATCGTAACGTGGTTCTGTCCAGAAGTAAGTTTGGTGGCACGGAATTAGCTGCGTTCAAGGTACACTTCACCACCAAAATTGTCAGATTTTGTATGAGTCAGTGCAACTCAACAGCATCTAATCGCTTGTACTCATTAGGGGAAATGATCTGTTGCCCCACAAAATCATTTAACTCTTGCATCATATCAATCAGTGGCAAAAGCTCATTCTTGTGAAACAGCCAATCCACCTTACTCAGATCGAGTGAGGTAATACTCTCACGGCGGATGCTCATTAGCTCGATCGGCACACGATGAAGGGCCAGCACATCATTCATGGTCTGGTTCTTCACATCTTTAAAAGCATCTTTGGCTTCAACCTGCCCTATCGCTTTGAGCTCTGGCGCTTTGGTATCTTTGCCTTTCGCATTAACAAACAGGTTCTTAAAGGCCATGCCTTCTTGTGCCTGAAGCTGTTTCTTGATCTTTTCTTCCTGCTTGGCGTTCATTGTTGGCTCATTCATATACAGCAAATAACCAGCGTGATTACCATTGCGGAAATACTGACGACGAAACAAAGTGGCATCCTCATTGAGCCAAATAGAAGTAAGGCCGCTCACATGACTGGGCAACCCATAAAGCTCTTGAGCAATATCATAATCACCCAAGTGAAATACTTGCCCCTGTTTATAATCAATGCGCCCTTCGTCATCGTAAGCTCTGGGTTTGTATGTCCAACCCAAGTCTTCACGCCTACGCATATAAAGTGCCGGTAAGTGTTTCAATTTGACCGGCTCACCTAGCCCACGGAAATTGCGTACAACTTGAAAGTAACCATTGCCAAACGTTAAGTAATCTTGAATAAAACGCTTTGCATCTTGGCGAGATAAAAGCCCACTCAAGGAGATGGCCAAAACCAACGTATTACGTTTGAACTCTATTGCGCTGGCATGCATTGGGTTCACGCGCAAAGCCTTAGCTAAAGTATCAAGCGGAATGGGTGGCTCGTATAAGCCATCAATTAGCGCCACTTCTAAATAGCTCAGAATGTCGCTATTCATCACACTTACGGGTTTAGAAAATTCAATCTCAATCACTTGCTCTCTCCAGTTCTTAGAAGAACGTTACGCTGGTATCGTTATCTGCATTAATATCTATCGGTTCCCATGCTAAGACGTGCATTGAGGCCCATGCTAAATCAGCATGTGAGCCTATCTTGCTACGATTGGAAACAAAGGTGACTTGTCCGCTTTTATCGGTGGTTTGCTGGCGAATCATCAAAAAGGAATGCACTAGGTCATCCCACTCATCGTCAAACAAGAAGCGCCCATTGTTGATAATCTCTCGCGCCTTATACGCCATCATGCGCTTCATCTCTGGTGAATAGTTCAACTCAACCAAAGCCGGGTAAAACTTGCGTACTAACTCCGCGACCGCCGAGCCCACACCGCCTGTATCCATCGCTAGGTAAACCACGTTGTACTTTTCGGTAATACTTCGAATAGTTTCGGCTTGTTGTTCATAGCTCGAACCCTTCAAACGCAATTTTTCAATTACACGGAAAACACCCCCCTTCGTTTTGGGTTTCAATGCAACCACCAAACCTGCATCGTCCGACCCTTCACCAGTACCCCCACCTCTTGGATCATAACCAACCAAAACCTCTGCATGACCAACAGGTCTGGCTTTGTCGTGGTCTACGTCCTGCCAGTGTTCAGTCTCTGTCTTGCAGGCCAACAACGCCTTGAGCGCGAAGAACGAGGCGCTATCATCCAAGAATTTACAACGAAGCAGGTTGTCGAATACCTCTTTAACCGGGTACTTGCGTTTAAGCTTCTCCATGCTGAAGAGCTTGTCACCACCTTTCGCAATGGCATCATCAACCGTGATCATCTGACGGAATATGTAGTCGGGGCCAAGCGCACCGTCTTTTAGCGCTTTATGGCTTAGGTCAATATTGTGCTCTTTCTTCCCCGACCATTTCGGGTAAGCTTCATGCGCCATGGTGGAAGGGGTGGATATGTAGGTAGTACGGTACTGAGCCTGAATCGACATGCCGCCGGCATAGTCATCAAGTGCCCCAAAGCGAGGTATCCAGAAAACCTCATCCCAATACATGTGACCGTTAAAGCCCTGAGAAGATGAAACATTGGTTGAACAGAAAATAAGATTGGCGCCATTGCTTAATTCAATGTCGTCTTTGCCTTTAAGGTCAACGCCTGCCAGCTCTAGGGCAAACTTACGAATGTAATTTTTAAAGATGTATGCCTGTTTCTTGGACGCAGAAATAAACACCTGGTTATCTCCGCTAAGCACGGCATCTTCAAACGCTTCCCATGCAAAGTAGAACGACAAACCAATCTGGCGAGATTTCAGATAAAAGCGAATCTCGTTGATTTCATCGTTTAGCTTGTGCTCGTGAATCTCTTTCTGGTAACCAAAGAAGGTCTTTTCACGGTATTCATCCAGCATCTCTTTCGTGATACCGGAAATATCATTTTTCACCTTATTTGATTTACGTCCTCGCTTATTCTCACCACCACTAGAACTCGAGGGGCGAGAGCGCTCTTCTGACTTCTGGTTTTTATAGTGCTGCTCTAGCAGCATCTTCAGCTCGTGCTCTTGGCATTCAAGTTTATGGTCAACCCACATCAAATAAGCAATACGCTGTCTGAGCATTAATTCAACGGGTGCATCGTCCCTCAGTTTTTTCCAATCAAACTGAGTTATCCATTTCTGAACCGTACGGGTAGCCACACCAATTTTCTCCGCAATTTCTGGCGGCTTTCGTTGGCGTAAAAAAAATTCCAAAGCTTTCGTTTGGTCAGCGGTGTATAGCGCTTCGCTACTAGCATTCGTATCCATGCTTGCATAGTGCTACAGCCCCCGTAATTACTCAGCTTGAGCGAGTTCTATATCGATGTTTTAGAAATGAGATAAATACAAAAAGACAAAGGCATTGGTTAGATTGGAATCATCGAATTTAGGAGAGTTTAGGCATGTTTCAATCAGAGCCAATTTGTATCTTGCAAGCAGGTACGACCATAGATGGTCGAGTCATAGAGCAAAAAATCATTGATGAAATTGCGGAATCCTACAACCCAGAAGTCTACACCGCTCGAATCAACGAAGAGCACTTTAACTGGAGTTACAAATACGGCTCAGTTCTTTCAGTAGAAAAGCGAGATGACAAGCTGTTTGCAACCCTTAAGCCAAACTCAATGCTCCTTCGTGCAGTTGAACAAGGGCAGCTTCTTCACACCTCATGTGAATTTGTTGAGAAATTCTCTGACACAGAAAAGGCCTACTTGACCGGATTGGCCTTAACAGACAACCCAGCTTCATTAGGTACAACTCAAATTCATTTATCTAGCCAAGAGAGCGGCAAGGTATACGCAAGCTCGAACTTCACTATTAGCCCAGAACAATTCTCCGCAGATGACCACCTGAATGAGGCGTCACTGCTTAAAAAATTTCAACGCTGGCTCAGTCGCGAAAAAACGGATGAGCAGCTCTCACAACAACAGGAACCCGACGAAATGAGTAAGAAAACCGAAGAGTTGCTTGAGCAAAGCCTTGAGCAAAACAAAGAACTTTATACCCAATTAGGCCAATTGGTGACCCAGCTATCTGACCAAAACGAACCAAATGAAGCGACTAATGATGGTGAAGCCACCTCTGAAGAAAACAAAGAAGTTACTGAGCTAAAAGACCAAGTCACTGAGCTTTCGGGTCAAGTAGAAAAACTGTCCGGTCAACTTGAAAAGCTCAGCAAACTGACGGATGAAGATGAACGCAAACTAGCAGGTTCAGGCGGCGAAGAAGACGTGTACTTATAAGCACTGATTCTATCCAAATCAACAACGAATTGAACTAGGTAACACAATGCAAAAACATACCAAAGAAATACTCAGCGCTTACGTTAAAGCGGTAGCAGTACAAAACGACACTGATGATGCAACAGAGAAATTTAATGTTAGCCCAAGTGGGACACAAAAAATCATTGCAGCCATTCGTGAAAGCAACTGGTTTTTGAAGAAAATAAACGTTATTCCAGTGAAAAACCAGAAAGGTGAATCAATAGGCCTTGGCGTTACAGGTATGATTGCCAGCCGCACAGATACCTCTGGCGATGGTAAACGTAAGCCTAAAGATCGCTCAAGTATGGGCGCTATGCCTTACATGTGTGAACAAACCAACTTCGATACTGCAGTTCGCTACGCAAAACTTGACGCATGGGCGCATCATAAAAACTTCAATACACTCCTAAGTAAAGCAACCCGAGAGCAGATTGATGCCAACAAAATTACTATCGGTTGGTATGGCGAAACTGTAGCCACCAATACCGATGCAAACGCCAACCCTAACGGTGAAGACGTCAACAAAGGCTGGTATCAAGCCATGCGTGAACACAACTCAGAGCGTCTGATTTCTGAAGTGGTTGATGGTTCAAATGTGATCCGTATCGGTGAAGGCGGTGATGGTTCGGCGGGTAAAGAAAAGGGCGATTTCATTAACCTAGATTTAGCCGTACTTGAAACTAAAAACCTCCTACACGATGCGTGTGAGAACGATGGAAACCTAATCGCAATTATCGGCTCTGATCTGCTTGCTTACGATAAGGCCAAATTCTACGAAGCGCACGGCAATACGCCTAGCGAAAAAGGTAAAATTCAAGAAATGCAGGTTATCGGCACTTATGGTGGGCTACCTGCGGTAAAAGTACCGGGGTTCCCTTCTACAGGCATCATGGTCAATAGCTACGACAACTTTTCTATCTACATTCAAGAAGGTTCTGTACGTCGTTCTACAGGTAAAAAGAACGATGAAAAAGACCAGATTGAGAACTTTGAGTCAATGAACATCGCTTACGTTCTTGAAGAAAAAGGCAAGGCCGCTGCCATGGAATTCAAAAACGTGAAGCTTTGGATCAAAGGCGCTTGGCACTAATTAACTAACACCCCACAAATGCAGGCTCTCTCGCTACTTCATGTGTGCTTATGCACTGAATGATAATCGCGAGTGCTGCCTGCATCCCCTAACCCACTATAAGGTTGAGTCATGGCTGAGTACGTCGGCAACAAAAACGAGATATACGATTCTGAGCTGCCTGCTTCTGGCAAGTATCCAGCGCTAAAAATTTCAGAGTTTCAGGCTCTGTTCCATTTCCAAAGCAATGAGACAGAGGCAGGCATTCTGCACCACGCAAAAGTATCGCGTGTAAAAGTGCATTCAGAGCTAAAAGACACCCTAAACCCTTTTGCTAACTTAACTGAGTTGTCGAAAGCCCGGTTTGATGATGAAGAGTCAGGCGAGACGCTCTACAAGCAAGCCGTGTTTGCGCTGACCGCCGCACAACTGATCAGCACACAAATGAGTGGCGATGCCACCAAAGACGCGGCAGACAGGCAAGAGGCCCTAACCGACAAGAAAGAAGAATGTGAAGTCCAGTACCGCCAAGCGGTAGACATGCTCATTCATGGTGAAGAAACCTACCGCTTCGAGAGGGTGTGATGAAAGCTTTGCAAAACCTAACTGACCTGTTCAAGACGCATATTGTTGATGCCAAAAGCTTTGATTCATGGGCTGAAGACGGCGCTATTTTTTGCACTCAAGGCGATGAAATTGACGGTTTTGAAGTCGAGTATACCGCCATTCTCTTTGTGCAAAATGCCTCTCTCAACCCAGACAATTTGTTTATGCACATTGTCAGTTGGCTAAACAAGTATGACCAACACCGCAGCGAGAAAGGTTTATCGATGCCGACATTTGCAGTCGAGCGCCTAGACCAAGGACGTTACGACATAAAGCTAAAGCTCGATATTCGTGAAGAGTACAACCTGATCGAAGATAAAAATGGCGATTGGAAACAAGCCGGTGATTTCTTCCGTTGTGACAATCAGTTTGAAGCGGCCGTTGATGAAGATGAGTTAGGAGAACTGATTTACTTTGTTGGCCATGAGAATGATTTGCCATGTCAGAACTCACACTAAAAACGCCTGACCAATTAACACACGTTGTTGAAAGCTTAGTACTCACAGCGTCAGAACAATTCGACCTGAACAGACGCATGGCGAATCGTGCAAGACAGTTTTTCCGTGCCCAGATACGCGCTCAGCGAGACATTGACAACAACCCATACCAAAGCCGAACACGAAGAAAGAAAATCAAGGTTCGGGAAGGTGTTGAAGGCGCACACACCGCCAACAACAAAAACATGTTGTTAGGGTTTGGACGCGCCATGCGAACCATTGTGTCGAAAGACAGCTTTGAAGTCGGGATTAAAGGCGTCGCTGGCGATATCGGACGCGAGCACAACGAAGGCGCTCAGGTTTCATTCACAACCAGAGTAAACGGCTTTTTTGATAGCAAGGTGGGTCGCTGGACAGGCGGCACACTGACTAAACGAAATCACACCATGCCAACGCGTACCTTCATTGGTTGGACGCCAGCTCTAGAACGAGAGCTACTCATAATGGCAGCGGAACACTTTACACTAGAGGATGCAGCGTAATGGAGAAACCAACAGTACCCACATTCACAATCAAGCCAAGAGCAGGGATCACCGTAAAAGACCCTGACATACTTGAGCCACTGAAAAAGACGGGTGAAAGCAAACCGCGTAACACCTATTGGCTACGTCGTGTCAACGATGGTGACTGCACGGTTGAGCCTTCGACCAAACAGACGACCATCAAGAAGGAGGCTAAATCATGAGTATTAGCTTCAGCGAAGTCCCTAGCAATATTCGCGTACCGGGTTGCTTTATCGAGATCGATAATAGCTTAGCGAACAGTGCAGAAGAACAACAAATCATCTTAGCCATTGGTAATGCGGTTGCCGGTGCCAATGTTGGACCCAATACCCTGACGTTGTGTATGGATGAAACCATTGCCGCCAAGCACTTCGGTAAAGATGGCGAAACCTCTGACATTGTGGAAATGGTGGAATACTTCCGCAAACAAGATGAAGTCATGCCAATTTTTGCGGTCAGTGTTGATGCCGGCGATATCACGAGTGCGCTAGCCGCTTTGGGCGACGTTCAATACCACCACATCATGTGCTTACTCAACGATGAAAGGACGATTCGAGAACTCGGTGAATTACTCGAAGAACGTTATGACGCCATGAACCAGATCCCCGGCTTGGCTTACATTCCAAAAAAAGGCACACATGCGGAGCTCGTCACCTTCGCCCCTGTCAGCAATTGCCCGTTGATTAGTTTTATGCCTATCAATCAATTCTGTGATTCAGCAAACAATGATCTCAGTGATGCCGCGGCCATTGGTGCTTGGGTCGGTCAAATTGCGCCTTCACTGGCCATCGACCCTTGCCGACCTTTGCAAACGTTGAAGCTCAGTGGCGTTTATTCAAAGGCAGCCAGTGAGTGGACCTTTGCAGAGCGCAATATGCTGCTATACGAAGGCATCAGCACCTTTACCGTCAGCTCGGCCAAAGAAGTGATGGTTGAGCGCCCTATTACCGCTTACACAGAAAACGCCGCAGGTATCGCAGACAACAGCTACCTTGATGTGATGACACCCGCTACAGCGATGTATTTTCGCCAAAAGCAACGCTCACGGATTCTCAGCAAGTACGCGCGACACAAGCTGGCCAAAAATGGGACTAAGTTTGCTCGCGGTCAGGTGATCGTCACACCAAGCATGCTTAAAACCGAGCTACTCGCCTTATATCGAGAGCTGGAATACAACGGGATTGTTCAAGACTTTGACGGCTACAAGAAGTCACTCATCGTTGAGCTAGATGATAAGAACAAGCAACGGGCGAACTACCAAGATTCTCCGCAGTTCGTGAATGGTCTAATTATTACCGCGGGTAAGGTTCAATTTAGGAAGTAACTTATGTCAACGAAAATTACTAGCCGTGCAGTCATTAACGCTGGGTCGTTAGGTCGTCTGCCAATCAAAGAAGGTGCGGAGATTGGCTTTGGTAATCTCAAGCGCACGCCCGTTATGGGTGATGATGGTGTTTTAGGGTTCTCAGAAGAGTACTCAGATGCACCGTTCATCAAAGCAACCATTATTCATGCAAAAGATACCGATGAAGAAGCGATCGCTAATTTGGTTGATGAAAACATCACGTTAGAAACCAACAGCGGGAAGACGTACACGCTCAAAGAAGCGTTCTCAGCCGATCCTTTGTCGCTCACTGTGAAAGATGGTCAGCTTGAAATTATGCTCAACGGCACTGAGCTGATCCCACAGTAAGGAGTCACCTCATGTTATCTATCCTCATCAAGAGAAAGCACCAACTACAGCCAAAACCACGGCAGCCAGAGCAAATTAAACAGCCAGAGGCGAGTGCTTCCACTCGCCCTGCTTTCGCCAAGAAACCTTGGGAAGAAACTCAAGCTGCCTTAAAGAATGACTTAGGCTTCTTGAAAAGTTTGTCAGGGTCCAAAGAAAAAGATCCTTACAAAGAAGAACTAGTGAAAAAATACCGCCCATTGGTAGAAAAACTGCTTGAAACCCATAAAGGCAACTACGCCAATCTTGCAGTCATGTGGTGGTTCTATTTGTGGCAAGTTGACCTAGGTCGAATGGAAGAAGTCTACGGCGACTTTCGTTTCGCGGTCGAGAGTGGTTTAGAGCCGCCTACGACTTGGAGGACTAACGGGCACACCGCATTTTGTGACCTTGTTTTTAACTACTCACACCAAGCTGTTCAGAAGAAAAAAGCGTTTAAGAGAGAGTATTTAATCAATGCGGTGAAAGACCTTCGCTCAGGACAGCTCGCCACCAATGCACCGCTAAAAGTAAAAATGTATCGATTAGTCGGTGATTGGCACTTTGAAGCTGGAGAGAAAAAAGAAGCGCATGATTTATTTGAGCAGGTAATGAAACTTGACCCAAACAAAGGTGGTCGCAAGACCAAGCTAAAAGATTTAAGAGAGGAACTAGGTTATGACAGCCCCAATTAAGAACCAAACAACCGTAAAACCCGTGGAGCTACCGACACCGATCGAAAAAGATGGCAACCCAATCAAAACACTCGATATCCAAAAACCCAACTCAGGTAATCTTCGTGGGCTCAGCCTTATTGACGTCTGTGAGATGAGATTTGAAGCCGGTGAAGTTCTATTACCTAGAATTTCTAATCTCAATGAACGCGATGTAATGAATATGCCTATCGAGAACTGGGCTCCAATACTGACGACTATCGCCTCTTTTTTCGTGAATGTGGAACTGTAATCGAGAGAGTGGAAGACTATTACGCTGACTTGGCCACGGTATTTCACTGGCCCCCAAGCGAGATAGACCAACTCAGTTACGAAGACTTATTACTGTTCCGCGAAAAAGCACGACAGAGAACCGAACAACAAGAGAGCGAATGAGCTCTCTTTTTTTTATCCAAAAAAGGATACCCCCCAATGAAGATGAATTTATCCGTCGTAATGGGAATGAAAGACAAAGCATCCCCTGTGCTCAAAGGGATTGCTAGCGAGTCAGACCATTACGCCAAGAAAATAAAAAAAGTGCAGAAAGCCCAAGCCGATGATGCGAGCACAATGGCAATGATTGACTCCTACAAAGAGCTAAAGAAAGCCAAAGATCGCAATAACACCGCCATCAAAGCTGAAGTTGAAAAGCTAAAGCAACTCAAACAAAAAGCCCAACAGCTAAAAGAACCGAGTGCGCAGCTTACAGAAAAGATAGCCAAGCAAACCAATAAGCTGAAAAAGCTCACCACTAACCAAGACCACAACAAAAAAAGCTTGTCAAAGTTAAGAGCCCACTTTAGCAAGACTGGCATCCAAATTGGTTCTCTTGACGATGAGTACCAACGACTGAATAAACGTTACAAAAGCCATGGTCAAGAGATTAACAGCCTCACAAAACGCTACGGCCGTTTAAAGTCTGCGTTGTCTCCAATAAATAAGCTGAACAGCAAAATTAAGTTTCCTAAAATTGGTGCCGCCGCAGGTAAGGGCGCCGCTTTACTGGGCGGTTTAAGTGTTGCTGGCCTAGTGAGTGAGTTAAACAGTGCCGCCGCTGAAATGGACGCACTCGCGAAAAAATCAGCCACTCTCAAAATGTCAATCAGTGAACTTCAAGCCATGCGCAAACAAGCTGCGCATGCAGGTGTTGACGAAGACACCATGTCCTCGGCATTAACACGATTTACTAAGCGTTTGGGCGTACTGCAACAGACGGGAAGTGGCATTTTAGGCTCGTACCTTAAAAAGAGTGGTAATTCTGCATTCAAGGACTTAGACGGAGCAGCAAATACCCAAGAGGCTTATGAAGCACTCTTAGCATCATTTTCAAAACTTAAAACCGCTCAAGAACAAATGGCATTCGCTGACGCTGCCTTTGGTCAGGACGGTCGCCAAATGCTCTTGCTTCTTCGAGAAGGTACAGACGGTTTAGCGAGATCACGAAAAGAATTGGCCGAGTTGGGCGGCGGCGCAAAAGCAGAAGATGCAGCAAAAGCAGAAGCCTACAATGATGCCTTGCAACGTATTCAAGAAAGTATCAAATCCATCAAGTATGCAGCACTCGCGCCTATCATGGAAAAAGCCACTCAGGCCTTTGGCGAGTTCACTGAAAACTTTAAAGATGTGAAATGGCGAGATGAAACCATAACCAAAGTCACGCAAGCGGTGACAGGTTTATACAATGGGTTCATCTTCCTTGGAAAAGGAATGCTCTTTATTTCTCAATACTTCAGTGAGGTTATAGCCGCCATCGCTCTGTTTAAAATTGGGATGATTGCACTAAACGCGGTGATATTGGCGAACCCGATCGGCTTAATTGTCGCAGCCGTCATGGCCGCTATCGTCGCTATCGTCTACCTAGTCGATAAATTTATAGGCTTAGATAAGGTCATAAGAGTGATCGGAGACGGTATCAGTTGGCTATGGGATAAATTTAAGAAACTCATTAATAAACTACCTGATTCGCTAATACCCGATGGTTGGAAGACTTCCACCGATGAGGTCGTCGAGTCTGTCGACGGATTGACCAATAAAATGGATAAGATTAAAGACAAGAAAGCCAAGTTGGGTATTACGACAACTGAAACACATAACCGAACAGAACAGAAAAATGGCAATGGGTATAAAACCGGAGATCTAGCCGCTCAAAGCCAATACCGACCTTATCAGCCGTTGGCACCACAAACGATGAAGAGTAAATCAGAAGTATCACTGACGATTAAATCTGATAAGCCTGTATCCCTAGACCAAGCAAAAACAGACAAAGGGACGGATCTCAATATGGATGTTGGGAATATGGGGTGGAGTTATTAG